ATTTCGAGATCAATCTCTAGTGAGATATACTCGCTCATGACAGAAGTCAATTCAGCTTCGGCATCCAATGCGTGGTAAGCATTCAAGTCTTGTGCAAACTCAGGAGTCCATACAGCTTTAAGCTTACGTGTTTTAGCAACAATCGCTGAGGATTGCATTTGAACATTAATTTCAGGAATTGAAATAGGGTTATTTAAACTGTTAAGTTGTGTATTTTTATCTTCAAAATCACCTCTCTTATTATCAACAGGAGCTAATGAATAAGAAACAGTAGAAGTAAATAGACCAGTAACAGGACCTGTAATGTTTGAAGTTAATACTATGAAATTAAGATTAGCTCCAGAAATTTTAGTAAAGGCGGATTCCTGAATAGGTGTTCCAGCTGAACCAGAGAATAATTGGAAAGATCTTATTGCTTCAGCATCTAGATTACCTAGTGAAGAAGTAGCAACGCTAACTACTTTAAAGTTACCAGCAACAGCAGATGCAGAAAAATCAGCATCAAAGTTTAGATCTGACCAACCTGCAGATGCAGTAGCAGCTACAGCCTGGATAGAAGAAGTAGCATTGATAGAATATCCAAATCTACCAGCTCCATAGGTACCACCTGTAGCGGCATTACCAAATGGATTATTTCCATCTCTATCACCATACATTGATCCACCGGATGTGAATCCTGAATTTCCACCAGCACCTTTAGTTGTACCATATTGGAAATCTAAATAAAATACAAGACCTGAAGGTAGATTCATTGGTTGTACTGAGACAAATTCCTTAGAAGCAATTTGACCAAATACTTTTCTTACCAATGGTAGAGCTACACCAGCCCATTGTTCACCTGTGTTAACAGCTGTTTGTGAGTCAAAGCTACCTCCGGCAACTCCCCCACCTGACAATGAAGATTCTTGA